GCCCGGCACGGTCGCGCTGGCCGCCAGAGCCCGAGATCGGGGATGCGCGAGATCCAGGGCCGGCGCCAGCGCCGTCTGACGTCATCGCGCGTGAGCGTGCTCATCCGCTCATCCCGCCCGGAGCCAGAGGAGGAGGAGGAGGGCCAGGACGACCCAGGTGACGACGACGCCGCGCGGCGGGCCGTCCCCCTCGCGCCGGGGCGTTGTGGCGCAGAGCCAGAGGGCGCTCGCCATGAAGGCGAGCAGCAGCCCCAGGCCGATCAGCGTCCACAGCGCCAGCATGACCTGGCTCACAAGGCGCGCCCCTCCAGATCGACATACTCGCGTGGGCCGGGTCGCCAGCCTCTCGCGCGCCGCCGGCCCGCCTCCAGCTCACATCGGGCATGATACCGGCGCGCCCCCTGCGGAATGTTCGTGACCACGGGGCGCCCGCAGATCGCGCACGCCGGCACGAAGCGTGGCCCGCGCCGCGGCCGGGTCGGCGTGGGCGCGAGGCTGAACGTATGCCCGCTCCCCGTGCAGTGGAACAGCAGCGGGATGGCCAGCCGGCCCGCCTTGGCCTGGGCGATGACGTCCTCCATCGGGAGGTCGAGATCCATGGCGGCGCGCGCAAGATGCTCCCGGTCGAGCATGACTTGGCCCCCGCAGGGTTCGGCGAGCGTACACATCACGCCCGCGTCCGCTGGTCCCAGTAGCTGACGGCGGCGAACCGCTGCTCGGCCCACACAGGATCGAGCCCCTCGCTCAACAGCGCCTCGCGGTAGAGCGCGTGGGCCTGCTCGACCGGCACGCCGATCCGGTCGCCGAGCCAGTCGTGGAGCACGCCCGAGCGCGTGCAGGGCGGGCCGGAGAGCGGCATCGTCAGGGGCGGACGCGACTCGCCGTCCGTCTCGTACCCGTCGGGGACCGTGTAGACCTCACCCGACTCCGTGCGGTACCTGAGCGGCGCGAGGAGGCGCCAGCGGTCGCGCCCCGCGCGGACGCCGATCCACTCGAGACGAAGCGGCGTGAGGAAGGCCATGCTACACTCGCAGTGCTGGGGTGTGCAGGCGCCGCCATCGGCACAGCGCGAAGTCGGCGCGAGGTCTAGCCGGCGTGGGGGCTGGTAAGCGATGGATAACGTCCCCGACCTCAGCCACCCTACAGCGCCGCCTTCCCCGCGAGCTGCATCACCACGCCCAGGTACTCCATGAGCTGCTCCATGTCGAGGTCATTCGAGGGCGGCGCCACGAGCGCGCGGCGCACACTCCGCTCGACGCGCGCCGCCTCCTTCCGCGCGGCGTCCAGGCTCGCGCAGGTTGCCGGGTCGAGCGTCTTGGCCTCGCACGCCTGGGCGAGCAGCGTCGAGACGCGGACGTACTGCGCCTTGACGTCGCCGAGCAGGAGCGCGACCTGCACGCGGTTGACGCTCATCGTGGCGCCGGAGGTCGCGCAGCCGGCGAGCGTGAGCACACTCAGGGCGAGGAGCGCCGCTCTCATATGTTGCTCCGAGAGAAGCGGGCACGGCGCCGGAAGATGCGCGGCGGGCGAGTTCGGTCGCTCATGGCTTCTCCTGTCTCGGGGCCACCGTGGGCGGCAGCGTCCCTTCCGCACGTCCCATCTGCCGCTGCGAGAACCAAAAAGTCACAACCATGCCGACGACGGAGAGAAACGCCTCGGCGTTGACGAGCGTCGTCACGAATCCGTAGACCAGCGCGCCGACGAGCGCGAGCGTCACGATCGGGCGCGTTGCCGCCTGGAGCGCTTCCACCCATCTCATCGGCTACCTCCCGTGGGTCGGTCCGTGTACCCGCACGCCGCGCAGATCCAGCGCCCGCGTTCCGTGATGAAACGGTACGTCCGCCGCCGGCACGCCGGGCACTTGGCCGGGCGCGTCATGGCTCGCCCTGCGGCCGCGCCGGGGCCGCCACCGCGCACGGCGACAGCGAGCCGCGGAGGTTCTCCTCCCTGCCGCCGAGGTTGTCGAGCACGAGGGTCCGGAGCTTGACGCATGCGTCATAGGTCTGCGCTGTCACGGTCGCCGTCACGGCACCACCGAAGCTCGGCAACTGGAGGATCAGGACGAACACCCAGACGCTCACTTCGTTCTCCGCAGCAGCTCGTCCAGCTTCCGTTGCTGCTCACGGCCCTGCTCGCGCTGCTCGTCGCGGATCTCGCCGACGCGCTCCTTGATCGTCTTGACGCCTTCCTCGAGGACGCGCACCTTGGCGTCCGTCTCGGCCGTCTGCTGCTGCGTCTTGGTGTTCGCCGTTTCCAGCGCCACCATGCGCGCGTGGAACATGCCCGCGCCCGTCGTGAGCAGCAGGAAGATCAGCGTCCCGGCCACGCCCAGCACCCAGCGCGTCGTGATGTACTCGCGCCCGTTCGTGCGCGGCCGATCCACCCGGTCATCGCCCATGCCCTAGATCCATCGGTCCTCGGCCATCTGCTGTGCCAGGCGCACGGCGCGCGTGCCGACTTGCGCGTGATAGACGGAGGCGAGCACCTCGTCGGCGGCCTCCTGCCAGCGCCCCGCCTCGGCCGCCCGCAGCATTTTCACGAAGGTCAGGAGTCCGCCGCTGCCCAGGTTGAAGAGCATGTTCGCGAGCGCGTCGTAGCGCGCGGGGCTGACTCCCTCAGCCCAAGGGAGCAGGCGCTTGAGGTCGGCTTCCACGTCGGCCACGTCACGCTCGAAGATGAGGAGCGCCGCCGCGTGCGGGATGGGCTTGTCGCGCAGGTTGTGGCCGATGCCGATGGTGGGCACGCCTCGCGAGTCCTGGTACATCTGCAAGCGCATCCCGCCCTCGTCCCGGGCGATCTGCGCACGGCCCTGATCGGACACGCGCACTACCGCTCCCTTCGTCCCCGCCGCGCCGAGCGCTGGGCCTTCCGCCCGAAGCGTCCGGCGCGGGCCATGTTCAGCGACGCCGCCACCGCGCGCCGCTGCGAGTACCCGGGCTTCCGGCTCAGGTGGCGGATCTCGGCGCCGACGCTCGCGGCGGGCATCGTCTACTCCTTCGACGTCACCGCGCCGGTGATCGTGGTCGCGTCGTCGTAGCGATGCACGCCCTGCGACTGCCCGCGGCGCACCAGGGCCTCCTGCGCCTTCATGCGCGCTTGGTACGCCTCCATGGACTGCATGTCCATGTCCCCGTGCGCCTCGCTCTTCCGCAGCGCCTGCGTATCGACCGCCGGCCAGCCCCGCGGCTGCTCGGGCGGCTTCACGAGCCCTTCTTTGCCTTTGCCTTCCGGTGGTCTCTGTGCCATGGGGCCTCCCTCGTGTAGAGCGGGTGTGCTGTGTAATCGACCGGGTACGCGCGGAACTCCGCGTTCGGGTGTCGGTGCGTCGCCGCGACCGCCGCGATGGCCGCCGCGGGTGTCGCTTCCGGCGAGTCGTAGGCGAAACCGCACGCACACGCCGCGACGAACTGGGCATCGTGGACGATTGACGCGTGCAGATGGGCGCGAGACTCGCCGGGCATCACGCTACCCGCCACACGCCGTCGCGCCCCTGCACCATGTCGATAATCCGCATCTCGCTCACGGCCTTCTGCGCGTAGTAGGCGCTGGCTGCGTCTGCTTGCGCCTGTGTCTCGCGCTGTGCCTGCTGGCGCAGATGCGAAACGAATTCCCACATATTCCCCGAGAATGGCTGCGACTGGACAAACGGATCGAATCTCGGCTGCTGCTGTTGCATCACCGCTCCTTCTTCAGCCACAGCGGCAGATTGCAGATCACCGAGAAGGCCCCAGCCGCGGCCAGCCTCGTCCAGTCCGGCTGCCAGACCGTGTAGGCGAACAGCGCGAAGCTCATGGCGAGCGCCACCCAGCGCGCCATGCGGAGCGCCAGCGCGTTGAACAAATGAATCCACGCCATGCGCGCGTCACGCTCGACCTGCTGGCGCTGCTGTGCGTACTCCCGCTCCCCGCCCAGGTTGCCCGGCGCCCCGCCCAGGAACTCCTCCGTCATGTGCATGGTCCCCTCCTGTCTCAGATCGGCGGCATCGGCGCGCGCGAGAAGGCCACCGCCGGCACGACGCGCGGCGCCTGCTGCTGGCGGAGCGTCTCCTCCAGCATCGCCAGCGCCTTGCTGATGAGCGCGCGGCTCAGCATCTCGTCAGGCGGGCACGCGAACTGGATCTGTCCGCCTTCGACGAGGGCGATCCGGAGTTCCGCCAACACTTTCGGCGTGCCGTTCTCGATGGTCATAGCGCGTCGCCTCCCAGCTTCCCGCCCCAGCCGCGCCCCTCTTCCAGCCCGTGTTTCACGGTCACCCATTTTATTGCCGCCTCGGCCGCTTTGACGAGATCCGCCAGCTTGGCGCCATCTTCGGGATTCTCGATCATGCCGAGGAGCCGCGTCAAGGCCGAATCCACGCGCGCCTCGAACGGCACGGAGGCGTCGAACACGGGCGGCGCGGGTCGGGCGGGAGCGACCGTGGCCGCCTCGATCATGCCGAGGAGCCGCGTCAAGGCCGAATCCACGCGCGCCTCGAACGGCACGGAGGCGTCGAACACGGGCGGCGCGGGTCGGGCGGGAGCGACCGTGGCCGCCTGCCCGTTCGTCGCCGGCTTGTGGACGGCCTCATACTCGCGCGTGACTGCGGCGGCGTGGCGCACCACGGCGTCGAGATCGACGTCGGACGGGAGCCCGACCTGGACGACGGCGCGCCGCGGCCGACCGGGGCGGCGCTTCATGGCCGCATCCAGGGCAAGCGATTGTACCCTGCCTGCGCGCCGAGGATCGCCGCCGGAATACCGACAGGCACCGAGGGCTCACCGACCGGCGCCGTGCCGGCCCCCTGGAGCGCCGCGCGGATCGGCGCGATTTCGCCGGGGCGGGCGCCTCGCGTCAGCCAGTACGCCAGTTCCCGCATCCGGCTGTCTGGCACCTGAGGCGGTGCCCAGCGGGACCAGAGCTGCGCGGCGCCGGCCTTGCGCGCGGCAGGCGTCCGCGCCAACTCTTTCATGAGCGCGACGAGGGCTTGGTCGTAGTCCATGCCGGTCTTCTGGCTCAGCAGACTGGCCGCCTCGCGGAGCGTCAACTTGCCGGGCGCCAGCGCCGGGATATCGAGGTAGCGCCCCGGCGAGAGATTCGCCTTGGTGACGAGCTGCTCGGCCGCCTTGGCTGGCATCTCGCGCCCGGCCTTGATCGGCGCCGCGGCGCCCTTGAGGCTGTAGCTGCGCCAGCCGAGGCGCGGAATCATGCCCGCCGCGCCCTCGGTTAGTGCGGCTAGGGCGGCGTCCATCGCTGCGCCCCGCGTGACCGACTCTCCCTTGGCTGCCGCCGTGCCGGCGCCAAGTGCCCCACTCGCGGCGATCCGCACGGCAATCGCCGCAGCCGGGGAGAGCGCCGCCGGCACGGCCGCGCCGGCGCCGGCGCCCGCAAGCCCGATCGCTGGGGCAGCCATAGCAAACCGCGCGAGATGTTCCAGCGGCGTCTGCGGGTTGAGGAGGACCCCCGCTGGCGTCTTGGTGCCTGGCACGCCGGTCAGCGGCACCGCTCCGCGCCGTCCGCTCAGTCCGAACGTGTCGGCAATCGCGCCGGACACGACGCCGCGCGTATCGGGCGGCGTCGGCTTGGCCTGTGGGCCGAGCGCGGAGGCGATCTCCGCATCCGTCGCATCGTCCGGGAACTGGTGGGTCTGCCCCTCGAAGCTGATGGTGCGCGGCACTATGGGATCCTCCGGAGCGTGCCATCAGGCCCGCGCTCCCAGCGCTCGGGGACGGTGGGACCCGCCGTGGGACCCGTCGGCACGCTGCCCAGACCGAGCTTCATGGCCTGATCCCACTGCGTTTCCGGCACCTGACTCGCGTCGATGCCCTGCCGCGAATAGTAGGCAACGAGGTTCCGCCTGATCGTGGTGAAGCGGCGCAGACCGCCAACCTTCTGGAGGAAGGCTTCAATGCTCGGCTCATCGCCCGTCGGCGTGAAGCCGGAGACGACGCCGTACTCGAATGGCGTCAACTGCTTGCCGCCCTCGCCGAATGCTGAACTCTTGAGCCGCATCACGATGGAGCGGAAGTGCTCGTAACGGTCACTGGCGAGCCCTGGAATCCAGCGCTTCGCCTCCTGGACGGGGCGATTCATCAGCCCGACATACTGCGCGATTTCCGGCGCCTTGAACTCGTTCAGCTCGTTGACGGTCGCGAGGATCGCGTCGTAGGTCTTGAGCGCCGTCTTCTCCTGCTCGCCGAGTTTGCGCGGCTCGAATTGCAGGCCGATCCCGCCCTTGCCCACGGAGACGGTCGGCGGCTCCATGACGGCGCCGCTCGGCGTGGCTAGGCTGGACGGACCCGCGCTCGGCGCACCAGTTCCCGTCGGCGCCGGCCCCCCGAAACCGAAGCGCGTCAGGAGGTCGTGATAGAACGTCTCCTCGCGCTCCCGTCGCGCCACGTCACGCTCTCGCTGCGCGGTCCCCTCGCGCTGCATGTCGAGGCCCTGGAGTCGGATCGCCTCGGTGGTCTTGCGCGAGGCGTCCGCGGCGGCGAGTTGCGCGGTCTTGAGCATGACCGCGTCCCCGTGAGTCTGCTGCTGCGTCAGGAAGTTGAGCGCTTTCTCGACGCTCCCGCTGGCGAACGCCGCCACGGCCGTCTCGTTCCCCTGCTTCAGCGCCTCGAGCTTGGCGTCCGTCAGCAATTCCTCTACCGACTTCCCGCGCTGCTCCATCAGGTCCTTGTATGTCTTGTGCTCAACGTCCCACTTGGCGAGCATCGCGTCGGTCGCGGCCTTCCAGTCGGCGAAGTGGCGATCCGCCCGGATCGTGTCCCCGGCCTGCCAGCCCGTGAGGGCGCCCTGCATCGACGCGAGCGCCGCGCGGGCATCGCCGCGGGCGAACCCGCTGATCCCGGTGGCGAGCAGGCCGATCCCTTGCAGGAGCTTCGCGATGCTCGTCTCTGCGGGCTCCCCGTCGATGGGCGCGAGGAAGGGCGTCAGACCGCGCGATGGCGGCTCGGTGATCGGCGGCGCCGTCGGCGGCGTCGGCATCGGCTGCGCGAGCGCCGTCTGCGCCGCCTCGATCTTCGGGCGCTGCGCGGCGGCGCTGGCGGCGAGCGTCGCCTGCTCGGCGTCACGGGCGCGCTGCAACTCGGCCTGCTTCGCCTTGATCTGCGGAATCGCCTGCGCCACGTCAGTCAGTGGCGAGAACGCCTGCGCGGGCTGGACGGGCTGCGCGCCCTCCAGGACTTCGGGAGACCACGGGATCATCGCGGTGTCAGCCATCGACCGGCTCCAGCGCCGCCTTCTCGCGTCGCAGGATCATGCGCAGGATGGGGCGGACCTGCTCGGGCTCCTCGACGACCGATTGCAGCGCCTTCTTGTAGAACACGAGGAAGTCGGCCTCCCGTGAGACCCAGCGGACGCCGCGACACGTTGGACACGTCGGCTCGTCCTCGCTGAACGCGACTGCGAAGGGGTAGCCGATGGTGGCGCGTTCCTCCTCCAACATCTGTCCGAAGTCGGCGTTCGAGATGCGGGCCATTATTCGTCGGCCCCAGGCAGCGTTCCCGCATCGATAAGCCATCCCCCCGCGGTATTCTCGTACTCTTGAGCTAGCGAGAGCCCGGCACCCCTGATTCTTTCTACGACAGCACGTGGCGCTGCTGTATCTTCTGCGAGCACCTCGTTTGTCGAAATCGGCACGACAAATTGGATATCTTCCGCCCGTAAGCATTCGGGTAGCTTCTGACCCGGGAAATCCATATCTCTCGTCAGTATCAGGAGCCGCATTAAGCCGCTCCGCCACTCAGCGCCGCCATGGCCTCGTTCGCCTGTCGGATCAATTCCTCGATGCTCTGCCCCTGCGCCGTCGCCGTCGCCCCGGCCTGCCCCGCGATGCCTCCCCCGGTGCCGTAGGCCCCGGCCCCGGACGAGAGCGAGCCGATCCCGAGCCGCGCCTGGTCCTGGAGCGCCGCGGCGCGCATGCTGATCGCCCGCTGGTCGATGAGATCCTCCATCGTGCGGAGCGTGTCCGAGTCGCCCTGGCCGATCCGCGCGTAGAAGTCGCGCGCCCGCTGCTTGGCGCCCTGAATCCAGAGGGCGATTTCGGACTCGATGGACTCGGGGAGCTTGCCCGCCTCAACGAGCGCCAGTTGCTCCTTGCCGTAGCCGACGAGCGGGGCCGCCGCGCCGGCTGCCCCTTCGGCCATCCGCTGCCCCGTCCGCTGGGACTCCCGGGCGATCTTCGTCTGCTCCGCGAGCTGCTGGGCGCCCTTGACGCCGCCGTAGATGCCCATGGCGCCGGTCGCGAGATTGACGAGCGGGGAGACGGCCTTAGCGACACCGCCGGCCGCCTGGAGGCCCTCGCCGACCGGCGTGAGGAAGCTCTTGAGGCTGTCCCACCACCCACCGCTTGACGCTGGCGCCGCAGCGGCTGCGGCCGGCGCCGCGATGTAGTAGCCGGCCTCGGGCGTGGAGCCGAACGCGCGCTGTGCGAGGTTCGTCAGGTCACCGCCGATGTCCCACCAGGCCATGCCTTAATCCCCCGCCTGAGGGCCGGAATGGCCCCGAGAAGACGACTTTCCGCCCCAACCCATCCTAGGTCACCCCCGCCGCGTCCCGCAAGCGAATTAGGTCCTGGGAGAGCACCCATGTAAAGCTCGCCCACTGGTCCGCCTCCCGCAGATCGTAGGACGAGAGGTCCGCCGGGGGCGTCAGGCTGAGGGCCTGCGCCGCCGCCTCGTGCTGGGCCTGGAGCGCCTGGAGCCAGGAGGCGTCCCCGCGCCCGTCCCCCAGTGGCAGGATGCGGTAGGCCGTCCCGGTGAGCCCGAAGGCGGCTTGGGCGATCGCCCGGTGCATGGATTCGATGGTGCCGCTGAGGTCCCGGAACGCGGTCAGGTTCCGGTGCGGGACCGAGGCGATCAAGATCGGATCAAGCACGGAGCCGCCTCACGCGACTTGTCCAGGAACGCGGGATGCTGATCCCGTCGGAGACCCGACCTTCAGCATCAATGCTCTGGACAATCACAAGCTCTTTGCGGTCGGCTCGAATCAGGCGGCCAACACTGCGGCACTCTTTCGTGCCCTTCTTGCGATAGGGAGCGACCCAGTCCCAGCCACCGTAGCACGCAGCATCGCGCCATGTGATCTCGACGATCGGGTATTGCCGGCTATCCTTGATGCGCTGGAGCGGCTTGTCTGTCCAGGCCATCACGCGCTCCCCGACCGCATCAGATCCTCCCACGCCCGCTGCGCCTCGAGCGCCTGATCCCAGGACAGGCCCTCCGTGCCCGCGCGTTCCGTGGCCCCGAGCGCCGTCTGGTACTCCCGCAGGGCGCGCTCGACGTCGGGACCCGTGAAGCCGCCGGCCGCCGAGCCCACCGCCGTGCGCGCCAGAGTCTCGGCCGCCGTGCGCTGGCCCGCCGGCATCGGGACGCCCATGGCGTTCAGCGCCGCGAACGCCGGCCCCGCCAGCGTCGGATCCATGAGGTTCGTCTCCGAGACGCGCTGGAGCGCCCCGGCCCGGTCGGTGAACGGGAAGGCGTTGTCCCCGATCGCATTCAGGTAGATGCCGCGGAGCATCTCCTGCGTGAGCGGAATGCCCGCGTCCTGAATCGCCTTGATCCCGGATTGGTAGCGCGCCTTCTGCGCGGTGCGCCCCTGGAGTTGCGCCACCGCCTCCGGGTCCCCGGCCTGCGCGGCCTTCAGGAGCTGCGCGTTGTACCGGACCATGTTGGCGATCGACGGCCCGATCTGCCCGCCGAGGTCGCCTGTGTTGATGCCCTCGACGCCGACATTGAAGTCCGGGCCGAGGATCTGGTCCAGGTCCACCGTGGGCACGTTCTCCCCGCCCAGGACCGAGCGGAACGTCACCGGGTACTGGCCGGAGCTGTAGGACTGGAGCACCTGCGCCAGCTCCTCCGGCGTCGTCGCCTCTTGCAGATCGACGATCATCTGCTTGCCGAGGTCGGAGGCGAACTGCGTGTTCGCCTGCTTCTTCTGGAGCGACGACGGCTTGGACTCGAAGATCTTCGGCGCGAACGCGGACGCAACACCCGTCGCGATGGAGAGCCCCGGGACCCCGCCACCGAAGTACGTCGCCAGCAGATTGATGAGTTCCATCTGCGCCGCGCCGGCCGCAGGGAACTCGCCACCGCTCGACAGGCCAGCACCGACGGCACCGAGGTACGGCAGGATGGAGGAGCCCGACAACCCCGACCAGCCCTCCGCCCCTGTCAAACCCTGTTCGGCGGCCGTGGCGAGGTCGATGTCTCCCGGGCCGAGCCCGGATGGCCCGATGATCGTCTGCGGGAAGTCGGCAAACAACTGGTCCATCGTGAGACCGGGTGGTCCTCCCCCGGAGAGCATCTTCGCGATGAGATCCCTGATCGTCGGGTCCGACGCGACGTCGAGTCCCCTCAGAATTGACTGGAGCGCGCTGTCACCCTCAGCACCGCCGCGACGCAGCAACCCCCCCGCCGCGCCGGCCGCCGCCTCACCCGCCGCGGTCGTGCCTTCGCCGGCCACCGTTGCGGGTGCGGTGCCACCGGCCACGGGGCCGCCAGTCGGTAGCGCGGGCTCCGCACGAAACGCGAGGGGAGTTTCTTGCCCGAGGAAGTCGAGCACGGTCGGAGTCTGCTCGTCCAGGCCGAGATCACCGAAGAGGCTGTCAGCCATGAGTCCTCCTGCCAGCAGCAGCGCGAGGAGTCCGGTCAGCACGTCGCTCAATCATCGCAGAATCCATACCCAGCGTGCCAGATATCGAAGGCGTCACCGGCCCCGCGCTGGTAGAGGAATTGCTGGCCCACGTTCGGGAGCCAGACTTGCGTATTGAAGCCGCCGGCCGCCGCATAGCGGCTCGCCTGCATGAAGTTGACGCCCGTCACGAGCCGAAGGAACGTGGTGGAGGTGCCGCCCCCGGACGCGGCGTCCAGGAACAACGCGGTACTCTTCGCGTTCGGCGCGGTGAGCGTCGCGACGCTGACCGTCGTCTCGCCGGTCCCAGTGCTGTTGATGATGAGCTGCCGCGCCTCCTGCCAGTAGACCCGGCAGCCGCGCACGTAGCTGTTGGCGAGCGAGGCCGTCGAGCGGATCGTGGTGGCCCAGGCCCAGAACGTGTAGCCGGAGGGCAGCGACGGGCCAGCGCTCGCGTCCGCGAGTGAGGCGACCGTCGAGAGCGTCGTCCCGTTCCAGATGTAATAGAGGTTATAGAAGGCCGTTGCCTGCGCGCCCGTGTCGAGCCCGTTGGCGCCGGTCGTGGCGAGATTGACCGTGAGTGTCCCGGGGTTGGTCCGCACGATGATCGAGCCATCCGTAGGATTCCGGAGCACCACGGCCCCGGCCGTGAGGTCGTACTGACTGGCCGGCGTCCCCGCGTTGTTCGTCCCCGTCAGACTCGCCACGCGATGGATACCCGACACGGTGCTGGCCTGCGAGATCGTCAGCCACGTCGAGCCCGTGTCGAGATAGAGCGTGGAGGTGTCCGTAGCGAAGTACCAGCGGCCCGCCGTGGACGCCGCGGGGCGATTGGCGAGGACATCCGCCGTGACTTCGCGGTTGTTGACGTAGTTCTCCACGGATGTGAAGTTGTCGTCGATCAGCGAGACGTTGTGCGCGCCCGCGGCGAGTCCGCCGAAGGTGTTGGGGACACTGAGCGTGCCGGTGGCATCGGCCCGGAACGGCAGCGCCAGGAGCAGGAGCCAGAGCGGCCAGTAGCGTCGCATCACTTCGTCCCTCCCGTCGGTGGCGCGGCCAGGCGTTGCGCGAGTTGTTGAATCGCCATGTTCACGTCCCGGCGCCAGATCATCCAGTCGGCGATCTCGCGCGCGGCGAGGACGACGCCGGCCACGAGCAGTATGACGGCGACGAGGCGCACCAGCCAGCGATCGACGAGACCGCCGTTCACGAGACCCTCCCGGGGGTGGTGTAGGCGAACTTATCGAGGAACAAGCTCCCGTTCCAGCGGTAGGCGAAGCGCGGCGTCCGGCCCTGGAACCAGCCCGGCGGGTGGACGAGCGCGCCCCACCCGGGCGTCGGGTCCGCCCACCAGGTCTCGGCACCGTCCACGAGCTCGACCCAGGCGTGGCCGACGCCGCCCGCGAGCACGCCGGCGACGAGGCAGAGCTCCGCGCCCTCGACGAGCGCCCAGGTGCGGGCGATCGTCCACACCGCCGCATCCTCGCAATCGCCGTTGCCGTAGTGCTCCGTCTCTTTCGGACTCTGCCAGAGGTCGCTCCCCGGCTGCTCGGCTCGGTAGGGGAACTGCTGGCACTCGAGGACGGCCTGGCGGAGCGCGTCGAGCTGCGTCATGGCCGGTTCACGACGAGGCAGTCCCACCGCCCGCCGGGATCGACGCGGACCCACTGGCCGCCGCGCTCCTTGCAGAGCTGCGCGTTCAGCTCGTCGAGTTGCTGGTCGTAGGGCGTCTCGGTGACGGGCGCTTTCTGCCACGCTGGCGCGGCGCACCCGACCAGGAGGAGCGCGATTAGCAGGAGCCTCAGCCCGGGCCGCCTCATCATTCGCTCACGCCCAGCTCTTGCAGGACGCGCGCGCGCGTGGCGGGCGGCAAGACGTCGAGTTTCTCGCGGTACGTCCGCTCGCGCTGCTGCTCCAGCGCGGCGCGCGCCGGATTCACGAGGCCATTCAGCACGTGTCCGCGCACCAGCGCCTCCACCGTGATGCCCTCGCGGGTCGCGCGCGCCGCGAGCGCCCGGTCCTGCTCGGGCGTCGTCGTGATCGTGAAGGAGCCGGCCCAGGCGGGCGCGGCCAGCAGCAGCACGGCGAGCGCCCAGCGGATCATGGGAACACCTCCGTGACGAGGTAGAACACCATCGCCCCCTGGCTCAGGTTCGTCGCCGCCCCGTCCCCGAGGTTGCCCGTGCCGCTCGTGATCCGGTACGTCACCGTCGTCGTCGCGCTCCACGACATCAGCACGCCGTTGAACAGCGCGCCGTTCGCGCTCCGGGCGGCGGCGTTCATCGTGGCGCCGAGCTCCGCGTCCGCGTCGCCGAACTGCGTGGTCGCGGCGTCGAGGTCCATCGAGGCCAGCAGTTGCGTGCCGCCCGCAGTCGTGCCGAGCGTGCCCGAGAGCGTCGCGGTCGTGCAGGTCGCGGTGCAGGCGTAGGTCGTCGTGAGGTCCACGAACACGCTCTTGAGGAACGTCTTGGCCGGGAGTGTGGCGATGGTGAGATCGCAGGTCACGGCGGCGGCGATGCAGTTGGTCGAGAGGACGGTCACTTTGTAGACGACCGATCGCACGGTGGCGGTCTCGTTGACGGTGACGCCCGTGCCCGAGCCGGCGGTGACCTTGGCCCCATCGGCGTAGAGGACCGAGGCGCTCCACGTCCCCAGCGTGCTCCCATCCGTCGTGACTTTCGCGTGGCCGGCGGCGGCGCGAGAGAGCCAGACGTCTCCAGTGCTGATTCCCATTCGCAGAGCATCGAAAGTGGTAACAGTAGCTGAGATGGTTAGCCGTTGTACGCCCTCTGTGGCAAAAGCAAGCACAGTATTGGGCACCGTCCCAAGGAAATACATTCCCGTTGCCGGGTCGGTGTCTCGTGCCACGCTCGGCGCCGCTGCCGTGCCGTCGGGGAGGAGGAGGGGGCCGCCCGCGAGCGTCAGGGCATTGGCGCTGTGGGTGAGCGTCACGTCACCGTTCGCCCAGTTGACGACGCCGCCGGAGGGGAGGAAGAGATTGGTCCCGTCGAACAGAAACCCGGCGTTCGTCGTCGTGCCGGTCGCCGTGACGAACAGCACGCCGTTCATGACGCTGTTACTGGCCCCGGAAATCGCGACCCACGCGCTGCCGGTCCATGTCTGCCACTCGCCGCGCGTCGAGTTGAAGCAGACCGACTCGCCCGTCGTCGGGCTGTTGATCTGCGAGCACGTCGCGCGAATGAACGGCCCGCCCGACTGGCCGAGGAGCGCGGGCGGCCGGAACAGCAGCGTCAGCAGTCCGACGACGAGCAGTGCGGCGAGTCCCCAGCGCCTCATTTTTGCCTCGTCTCCGTCACCCGGGCCGGCACGACTTCGAGCGCGAACTTCTGGATGCGGTGCGGCGGCCCGGTGACTTGATAGGTCCAGCCGATGTAGGTGCCGTACATCGCGCTCCGGACGCGCGAGGCGGTCGGCCCCTGCGTCTGCCACGCGAGGTCCTGCCCGCCCGCGTTGATGAACGTGATGATCCCGCCCGCCGTCGTCTGCCACGTCAGCTCGGCCGTGGTCGTGAGCGTGACCGCCTCGCTCTTGTAGAGCGAGTCGATCGTCAGCGTCGGGCTGATCGGCCGCGAGGACTCGACCTCGACGGCGGCGCGCGTCACGAACTTGCCGCTCATCGAGGAGCCGAAGCTGTGGAGCTTGGACACCATCTTCGCCGTCACGTCCACCGTATCCGCCGCGCCGAACAGGCGAAAGATCGTGGTGCCGTCCGTGGCCCACGCCTGCGCCACGCCCCCGACGATCAGCGTCGTGACCCAGGTCACCGCGCCCTGATAGGCCAGGCACCAGCGGCCCTTGTTGAACACGAGGAGCAGCGAGATCGGCCCGGCCCCGTTCGCCAGCGCCTGGCCCGTGTACTGGACCCGGTAGATCAGGCAGAGGAGGTTCTTGACGATCGCCACGCACGCGGACACGGTGTCGTCAATGGTCAGGGACGGGAACAGGCCGTCGAGCTTCTCCGAGAGCTGCTGCGGCGTCACCCCGGAGAGCGCGTAGGCCCCGTAGGGCGCGAGGAACGTGAGCGCGCGGAAGTACCCGCGGAGCGACTGCGGCGAGGTCGTGCCGATCGTCGGGACGATGTTCGTCAGGGCGAACACCGTGACCACGTTCGGCGCAGTCCCGGAGGAGGAGACATTCGACAGCGCCTCCACGGAGGCGTTGCCGACGAGCCAGATCTGCTCGAGGGCCGAGACCGCCGCGACGACGTTCCCGTCGAACGCCTCGTCCGTCAGGATCGTCGAGCCCGCGCCGTTCCCGGCCGTGAAGTCGTTGTACGTGTTCGGCGCCGTGTAGGTGATCGTGCGCTCGCTGATGAGCCAGGCGCGCCCCTGCCCCACCACGAGCGCGGCGCCGGTTTGCGTCGTCGAGATCACGGTGAACGTCGTGCCGTCCCAGGAAACGTAGCCGAGCGAGGAGAGGATCAGGATCGTGGTGCCGCGCCAGATCGTGCAGACGGCGTCGCTCGGATCGACGCTGTTCGCCGTCGCGACGTTCGTCGTCGCCCCGCCTGGCGTGACCTGCGTCACCGAGCCGTCCCGGTTGATCGCGATATGCACCGGCGCGCCGTTCAGCGTGAAGCCCCAGAGCGAGGCGATCCCGACGCTGATGGTCGCGACGGCGTCACCCGGCCCGTTCAGGACCTGGAGCGCGCCCGCCCCGATCGGGATCATGTTCTCGAGCCAGTACGCCTCATCATCGGCGATGGCCGTGCGCGCATCGACCTGGTTCATCCCCCGCCGGAACGCCTCGAACTCCTGCCAGCGCGGCCCCGCGGACGGGCGCCGTGCGCCACCGCCGCGCTGCTGCAACATCCTTGGCGTCATGCTCATGGCGTGCTACGCTCGGGCTGGCTCGTGACCGCCATGGTGCCGGACGAGACGTCCGGACAGGGCGCGTCTCCTGGCCCGGGATGAAACAGCGGACACGGGCCCCCGCGGCTCACACCCGCACCACGCCACTGTAGAGACTCGGCACCGTCCCGACTCGCGCCGTCAGGGCCACCTGGAGCTGCTGCTGGTACTGCGCGAGGAACCCCTCGGCCTCGTCGAACGCGCGCTCGTAGAGCTTGGCCTCGTACGCCGCATAGTAGGCGACGGGCTTGACGTACGGGAACGGGAGCGGGTCCACGTCCGTCGGCGCCACGAGCGGATCGGAGTACACGCAGCAGTCCCACTCCGAGACGTAGGCGCTGACCGGAATCGGCGCGAGGTAGACCTGGCTCGGCCCGTAGCGGGCGAAGGCGCGCGGCAGCGACTGATACGTGGTCCAGGCCCGCGCGGCCACGCTCAGCTCGCTGTAGCTGTACTGATTCAGTTGGATGCGCGTGGAGCCGTTGATGACCGCGATACCGATTACGTCGAACACGGCGTCGTTGCTCAGATCGGAGAAGTTGTAGAGCGCCGTCCCCGCGGTGAGTGTCTTGCTGATGAGCACGCGGTTCTGCCCGCTGTCCAGATCGCGGCGTTGGATTCCGGCGTTGATGTACGCCGTCTTGTCCGCGGCGGACCAGAAGTTATCGTTCTCGTCGTGGAGGAGCCTCCGCAGCTCGGCCAGATAGTCGGCCAGCGTCGCGGTGCCGCCCCCCGAGACGGACGGATAGCGCGCGAGCCAGTCGAACGTGCCGCCGCCGGCCGGGCAGGGCGCCGCAAACGTCAGCGTGAAGCCGCTCGCGGTCTTGGCGCCGACGCTCCACGCGGTGACCCAGGAGGGCGCGCCGGAGATCTCGTAGGGCGTGGAGAGGTTGAGGCTCGAGACCGCGTGCGACGTCGCGGCCGCGGGGATCGTGGCGACGGCCCCGGCTACGGGCATCTCACCACCGCGCGGTCCAGTCGAAGACCGCGCCGCCCGCCGGGGCCGGGGCGGCGAAGGTCAGCGTGAAGCCCGCGGCGCTCTTGCTACCGATCCCCCAGGCCGTGGGCCAGGAGGGCGCGCCGCCGACCTCGTAGGTCGCGGCCAGCGTCGCGCTCACTGCGTGGCTCACCGCGCCGGCCGTGATGCTGGCGACGGCTCCGGTCGTGGGCATCAGACCTCCCCACGGCGTTACGGCGCGGCCGTGACCGTCATCCCGCCCGTCAGGCTCGAGGTCACGCAGACAGTGCGGGGCTTGACGTTGACGTGCTCGAGGATCGCGACCAGACAGCCGATGTAGCCGATCGACAGCGCCGGCAGCGTCGAGGCGAAGCCCGTGAACGCGAACGGCGCCATCTGGTGAATGTACATGTGGTCGTAGCGCGTGTTGTAGTGGTACGCGGTGCCGTTCGCGAGCCTGGTGCTCATGAAATGCGGCACGCCCGCGACGCTGAGCGCCGTGAACCCGCCGCGGCCCTCGGACTTGTCGAAGCCGGTCCCGGGCTGGACCTGATAGGTCTCGTCCGCGATGAAGTCGGCGGCGAGCGCGTACCAGTCGCCGACCGAGAGGAATCCGACGTTCGGCATCTCGCCGAGGCCGAACTGCATGCCGTCGATGATCGACGCGAGCATCATCTGCCGCGTGATCGCCCCGCCGGTGCGGAGGCACGCCTGCATGTAGGTCTCGACCGTGCGGTCCAGGCCGAGGTAGGTGTTCGTCGCGCTGCCGATCGCGGGCCAGCCGGTGATGTTGATGTTTATGTCGGACGTGTTCGTCCACGCCTGGCTCGACAGGTAGTCCGCCACCTGGTTCCCTGCGTCGTTCATCCGCGCCTCGACCAGCGGGATCAGGGCGGCGTTGTCCTGGATGATGCCCTCCATGCCCTGGAACCCGATCGGCACGATGACGCCCTTGAGAACGCCGCTGGCCTGCTTGATCCCGGTCTGCCCCGACGGCGCGGAGAAGGAGCCCGTGAAGTCCATGGCCGCGGCCGTCGTCAGCGGCGCGCCCTGGACCGGCACGACGATCGACGTCATGCCGCCGGTGACCATCTTGGCCTGCGAGAGCGCGGCCGACAGCCACCCGTCGAACTGGTAGATCTGGACGATGCACGCCGGCACGGCCGCGTAGCGGGTGACGGCCTGCAGCTCGTCCTGCTGCGCCTGTGATGCCCCGGAGAAAATTCCGCCGAGCAGAGCCATTGTGGTTACCCTCCGTGGGCCTCAGCCGTCTGTGCGGACGCGAGGCCGAACAGCACCAGTCCGAGCAAGGCCGTCGAGACGACGTGGAACGTGAAGAAGCCAAGCGTGGAGACCGCCAGCGCGCCAAGCGCCGGCCCCCACGCGGGAGACTGCCACGCGCGCCAGTGGTCGCGGAGCCAGGCGCCGAGGACGGCCATCCCGAGGACGCCGGTCTCGTAGGCGACCTGGATCGGCTCGGAATGCGCCTGCGCCCACAGCTCCCCGTTCGGCAGCACGCCGGCCTGCTGCTGGAGCATCGGGATGCGGAGCGACCAGGAGGACAACCCGAAGCCGTGGAACAGCCCCTGCGTCCACCAGTCGGAGAGCGCGAAGGCCCAGATCGTGAGGCGCCCGGTCACCGTGCCCCAGCCCGGGATGGTCGGCGAGACCGCGTGCTTCCAGAGCCCGACCGCGATGACGGCGCCGCCGAGCGTCAGGAGCGCCGCCGCGAGGCCGACAGCGCGCACGCGCGGGCGGTCCTCCTGCATGAGCCAGCGAGCCAGGAGGCCGACGCCGAACGCGGCGATCGCGGTCAGCGAGCGCCCTTCCCAGATCGCCCAGACGCCGAACGGGAGCGCCCAGAGCGGCATCAGCGGCGCGGTGATCGCCACGTAGGCGCTCGCCGCGTCCACGGTCCCCAGGGTGCCGAGCGGCTGCACCTTGGCGACGAGCACGCCGCCTACCACCGGCCCCCAGAGGAGATCGTAGTGGAGCACCGCCTGCTGGAGCATGTACGCGACCTGGACCATGCCGGAGACTGCGAGGATCAGGCGCAGGCGCCCGTGCCAGACGCGCGGCGTCTGCCGGAGGGCCACCAGCGCGAGCACGCCGAACAGCACGACGGCGAAGTGCGAGCCGTCGAAGAGCGAGCCGCGGATCAGGAGATTGCCCGCGAGGAGCCAGAGGAGCACGCCGAGCCAGCGGTCACGGACCCAGAGCGCGGCGCCGACGGCGGCGAACGCGACGGCCCAGAACACCTGACTCTGCCAGAGGTCGATGCCGATGGGCGGCGCGTAGACGGGCAGCCCGAGCCCGGGGTACTCGTGGGCGAGCATCGGGAGCCAGGTGACGAGGGGCGCGAGCAGCGCCCCGGCCACCGGCACCCACCAGGCGCGGGAGAGCGTCATGCCTTACAGTCCGATCTTGACCTGGGTCGAGTGGACGCGGAGCACGCTGCTACCGCCCGTCACGGCCGCGCCGAGCCAGCGCCAGTAGATGTTCAACTCGGTCGGGGAAGCGAGCACCGAGGTCCCCAGCACGCGCGCCGTGTATTCGACCTGGCCGGCGTTGGCATTGGTCAGCCCACGGGTCGCGAACCTGGCCTGCATCCAGAGCGAGTTCGCCATGTTCGGCGTCGCCGAGGTCGTCGCCAGCGGCACGAGATAGACCGTCAGCTCAAAGGGCGCGTCGCTGAATCCTTCGTTCGCGCTCGTCAACGCGGCGCTGTTGATGAGCGAGAGCGTCGCGCCGGAGCCGTAGTTGATGCCGAGCGCGGCCTGCACGGTCGTCAGGGTGGTCAACTGCCCGATGATCTTGACGCTGATCGGCGCGGAGGTCGGCCAGATGCTCGTGGTGTTGGGCACCGGCTGCGTCGCCATGAGCGACGGCGGGATCAGCAGGCCGAGGAGCTTGTGCTGGGTCGTGCGGTCGTTGGCATACGACCGCGTGGCATTGTCCCAGTAGAGCAGCCCGCCCGGACCGACCGGGGCGCGGACCTGGGCGAGGGCCGGCGCCGCGGCGCCGAGCAGGAGGAGCGTGAACGTGACGAGTGCGATCATCCGACGCATGGGCGCGCCTCCTTGCTGCATGTCAGGCCACCGGCCACTTGTGACCCCGGCCGTTGCGGAAGTCGTTGACGATCTCTTCGATCCGGCCGCCCCGCCACTTCTGCGGGTCGTCGAGAATGCCCTTGTACTGCTCGGCGCTGGCCCCCATCCCGGGCACGTCGGCCGTCAGGGCGAACGGCCGCGGCGTCGCCACGGCCTGCATGCTGCGGTAGAGCATGGCCGCCGCCTTGTGCGAGGCGATCGGCCCGAGTGTCGAATCCTGCATGATCTTCTCGACCTCGGGGATCTCGTCCTCGGTGATGCGGAGCTCTGGGTCCTCCATGACGGCGCGGCGGGCGGCGGCCAGATCGGCCGCGTCCTTGTCCTTCTTGCGCGCGAGGCGCTCGGCCTCCAGCTCCTGCCGTAGCTCCGTCTTGTGCGCCTCGAAGCGCTGATCGAGGTCAACCTCGGGAATCGGCGCCTTCGGGAACTTCTGCTTGACGAGCGCCCGGAACTTCGGCCGCGTCTCCGGGTCGTTGTCGAGCGCCTCCATCAGGACGGCGCGGATATCGACCTGTTCGTTCGCCACGGCTTAGCCCTCCTGGCTGCGTGCCGAAGTCTTCTTCGCGCTCTTGACGCCGGTCGGCGCCTCGGGCACGAAGTCGCCGCCGGCCGGAAGCTTGCCGGGGCCGGTGAGGCCGCCCATGTCGGCGTACCTGGGCGAATTCACCATCCGGCCGTTGCGCTTCGAGTTGCTTTTCGGATCCCTTATGGGGTAGCGCTGCGGTCCGACGAGTCCATCACCCATGACTACCCTCCTGGCCCGCCGGCCATCATCGCCGGGGGCATGCGTTGCTGCGTCATCTGCCGGAAGTCGCTCATCCCGCCGGCCGGGGTCGGCCCCGCGGGCGCGGCGTTCTCGGCCATCATCGCGATCTCCTGCCGCGTGAGATCCTGCGCCGCCTCGCCAAACTGCTTGCTGAGCTTCGCCAGCGCCTCGAGCACGATTCGTCCGTCCTCGGTCTCGGCGCCGAGGAGCTGCACGGCCTGCGTCAGCGTCTTGAGCGCGATGTTGACCTGGATCTTCCCGCGAACGTGCAGGCCGGAGTTATCAGCGGGCGTCGTCGCGGGCGCAGTCGGGCCGGTCGCGCCGTTCATCGTCGGCCCCGCGGCATCCGCCGCGCGGTCTGCCGGGTGCCCCCGGCCCAGCGCGACGTGCGGGCCTTGGCGACGTTCTTCCGCACGCTGCGGGCGTGGTAACGGCCCAAACGTTGCATACGCCCTTACCTGTACCCTGACCTGTCAGGGTGTGTCAAGGAAAAGGTTGACAGGCCGATTTGAAGGTCAGGAGACGGGTGGTGGCCGCGCGGGCCGGATCATGGTTTCCGCCCAATGTGGAGCACCTTGCGCTTGACCAGCCGGCGGCGCACGATCCCGGCGCGGTCCAGGAGCCCGGAGCCGCGAAGATCCTCGAGACGCAGCGCCGCATCGTAGGCGGCCAGCTCGGTACGGAGCCCGCCGTACTGCTCGAAGAGGTAGGCCAGCCCGGCGTGCGTGAAGCGCCAGTAATCGACCGGGCGCGGGTGATAGTCCCAGGCGAACAGCGTCTGCGTGATCGCGAGGCCGCCGGGCTTCAGGAGCCGACCGATGGTCCGCGCGGCGGCGGGCGGGTCGGTGACGTGCTCGAGCAGGTCGGTGCTGAAGAGCACGTCGATGGTTCCGTCTGGCAGCAGATCCGGCTCGAGCGCGCAGATGTCCCCGCGGATCTGGTCATAGAGCCCGTGCGGCTCGAGGTCGAGGATCGTGTAATCGCGGAACCCTTCGGCGAGCGCCGCGTGCCGTCCATCGCGTCCGCCCACGTCCAGGAACGAGCCCTTCTGGGGATGCGCCGCAATCGCCCGGCGGATCTCCGCCCAGGCATCGCAGGCCGGGATCATGCTACTTCTTCAGGGCCTTCAGCTTGGCGACCTGCATCACCTTGTCCTGATGCTCGGCCTGCGCCTCGGCGATGCGCCGCGCCTTCGGGCGCAGGAGGTCGAGCCCCGGCAGGTTGAGGAACTCCAAGAAGTCCTCCCCGGTGATGTCCCCGGTCTGACGCGCGGCCAGGGCCTTGCTCATGATCTGCTGCGCGAAGATCGGCGAGGCCGAGTGCGCCCAGACCCGCGCGGCCAGGGCGGCCGGCATCTGCGACAGATAGAAGCGCTCGCCCTCCGTGGTGAACAGCGGGCGCTCCTTCCGGCGCCGCTCGAGCCGCAGCAGCGCCGTGGCGACGCGCTCGATGCAGCGCTCCACCAGCATCGCGCGGTTGAGCGTGGGGCCGGAGGACAGCAGCGCCTTCGCCATGAGGTCGTCCTCGGCACTCGCTGGCCCGAGCCCGCGGGCGCCGGCCCCGGTCGGGAGCGACTCCATGTTCTCCCACATCCGGTCGATCGCGTCGATCATGTAGAGCGGATCGGGGATCGGGGGCGGGATCACGGGTTTGACGTCCGCGCCGGGGTTGTTCGCGGCCAGCGTGCCGCCGGCCTTCCGGAACGCCTTGGCCTTCTCGTTGTCCACGAGGTTCCCGAAGCCGAGCAGGACGAGCGGCGGGTCGATCTGCTTCTCGTCCCGATCGTCCATCGACAACATTTTCTTCTCGCGCCAGTTCTGGAGCCCGATCAAATAGCGCATCGGGGCCAGGCCCCAGACGTACCCCGGCACCGGGTCGAGCGTCAGCGGGTAGAACGGATGTTCGCCCGGCAAGAGCGGATTGCCCGTGTCGCGGACGATCGTCTCGGTCGGCAAGAGGAACGTGACGACGCGGTAGTCCGCCAGCGCGTCGTCCCAGATCCAGAGCTCCGCGAGCCGCACGACGTCGGCCGCGACCTGGGGTTTCGCCATCGTCGCGTCCAGGCCCGCCACGTTCGCCTCGCCGGCCATCGTCGGCGAGGTCGAGAACACGATCAGCGATTCGACCGTGGGCGGTAGCGCGTCATCGCGCCCGTAGGGCCGGCGCGAACGGTGCTCCTGGGCGATGGCCCAGAGGCGCTCGCGCATCGAGGCGGGCTTGCCGGAGATCAGGCGCCAGAAGGCGGGGAGACTCATCGAGTACCAGTGGCAGAGCGCCTCCTGATGCACGAAGTCGTCGCTGATCTCCTCCCAGACGCCGAGGTCGCCAGGATCGGAGAT